TCGATCGCCAGGGTCAACGTGAGGGCCGGAACGATATTGCTCAACGACCCGCGCGACGCAGCCCTGGTGCTGAAGAACTTCAACGCCTTGATCAGGCCGCGCTTCAATCCCCATCACGAGCCTGGCGGATCTCCGGAGGGCGGCCAATTCTCCAGTGGCGATGGAGATGGTGGAGGCGGCGCGTCGTCTGGCGAGCATGCCGGTGTAGGTCGCAGCTGGGAAGGGTTTCCTTTCCGAAAGGAGACCGGTGAAGCGCCTGAGGAAAAGGATACTCCTCCAGAGCGAACTAAAAGCGGCGATTTTATTCTCTATCACGGCACGTCAGGAAAGCGTGCCGATCAGATCTTAAAAGATAATCATCTTAAGCCGGATAACCTCGGAGTAGTCGGCGTCGCCACGATTCCTGGCCAAGCGCAAGTCTTTGCGGTGATGAGCTCGCAGAAAGACAAGGAGCCACCTGGAAGTGGCGTCGTATTTCGCATTGTCGTGGATCACAAATGGTTGGCAAAGCAAAGTGCTACAAGGGAGATAGGCGGGTCTGGTCACGATCAATTTTTAATCCGTCCTCCGGCCGGAGTTTCGGCTAAGGATTGGAAGGGCATTCCCTCAGAGGCATTAAAGAATGTTGCAGAAGTTTCCATCACCGATGATGGGAAATGGACAACTTCTCCATCATCTGACGATGAGTCTTCGAAGAACAAACCAAAATGACCGAGCTCGAGATCGAGCGCGCCCTTGAGGTCGTCTTCTTGGACGAGGACTTCAGCCCCTGCGACGAGTCATCGTCGACGTTCATCAAGGTTGTCTATGACAACGGCACCATTCAGCTGCTGCAGTGGGAGTAAATGACCGACACCAACCAGAACATCGACGTCTATCGCGGCGACAGCGGCACGATCCACGTCGACCTGACCAACGAGGATGGCTCGGCCTTCGATGCCACGGCTCCTACCTTGAGCATCACCTGGCTGGTGGCCAGGACTAGCCATGCGTTTGAGACCGAGGCCCTGATAGCCAAGACTCTAGGCGGCGGCATCACCGCGCCAGCTGGCGGCGGGATCGACATTGCCTTGAGTGCGGACGACACCGACTTAGATCCAAGTCTCTACTATCACCAGTTGCGAGTCAAGAGCGGCAGCGAGGTGACGATGGCGATGGTTGGAATAATGCGAGTGCGATATTCGCTTCGCAAGACCGGGCCGGTGCCGACGTCGAACTTCATGTTGAGCGCAAGCGTACCCGTGCGGCATTAGCCATGTTCGTCATCGGAGAAGATGTATTGGCTAGGATCAACAATCAGCGCGCCGAGGCGTGCATGTATGCCGGCGACTTTTCCAACGCGCTTCTCTATCTCGACGTTGCGATTCAGCAAAATCCGAGAGACGCATGTGCACATTGGAATAGGGCGATGTGCCTCTTGAGCCTGGGCCGCTATCCGGAAGGCTTTGCCGAGTTTGAGAACAGGTGGGACTTCTCGAATTGGCTCTGGGCCTTGCAGAAGCCGAACACCAAGCGCATCAAGCCGTGGGCGCCAGGCGAGATCTACGGCAAGCGCTTGCTGCTGGTTCACGACGGCGGCCGCGGCGACAACATCATGATGCTTCGCTACGTGCCGCGTCTCCGCGATCTAGGCTCCAAGGTGACGATCTTGACGGTGCCAGAACTCAGGCGACTGGCGGAGCAATTCGACGTCGAGGTCATCACCGAGGCGCCAGCCGATCTGTCTAGGTTCGATCAACAGCTGGCGATGTTCTCGATCATGGCGGCCCTGAATGAGACCACGGAGACGATTCCGCCGCCGCCATATCTGAGGGCAACGCCGCGGGCGAACGGTTGCCGCATCGGTCTGTGCTGGTCTGGCGTCTCGCAGACGCAGTTCACGCAGGAGCAGCTCTTGGACAAGCTCGGCCTCGAGGGCCCTCAGGTCCAGGCCCTTCAGCCGGGGCCCACGACCTACGGCGTTCATCCCTTGCCGGAGGGAGGCGACTTCTTGGACGTCGCAGAATTGGCACTGGGGTTGGATCACGTCGTTACCGTCGACACTGCCTGCGCCAACTTGATGGGCGCGATCGGCCATCCATCAACGCATTTGTTGCTTCGCACGATAATGGACTTTCGCTGGTATTACGCGTCAAGCTGGTATCCTACCATTCGAACCTATCGTCAAAGAGCGGTTCACAACTGGGCTGAGGTATTTGCCCAAGTCAGAAATGCCATCGCTGCCGTGCCCGCTTGATCGCTACGGCAGGCGACTGCTGAGCCAGTACGACGAAGATGGCATCATCGACGGCATCGTTCGGAGCCTAGATCCGCCGCGAGAATTTGTCGAATTTGGTTGCCACCCGGCCGAATGCAATTGCCTCGCTTTGACGAGCTGGCGCGGCTTGTTCATGGACGGGCAGGACTATGGCGACCAGCGCATAAGGCGCGAGCGCGTTACTCCGGACAACATAAACGGTCTTCTTGACAAGTATGGAGTGAGCGAAGAATTCGGCGTGCTCTCTATTGACATCGATGGCCAGGACCTTTGGGTCTGGCAGGCGATCCGGCGACGGCCTTGGATCGTTGTGATCGAGTACAACCCGCAGCTTGGGCCCGATGCCTCCGTCAGCATAGAGCGTGATGACAAGTTCGTCTGGGACATGTCCGTCTATCAAGGCGCCAGCTTGAAGGCCATGGCCAAGGTGGGCGACGGCAAGGGTTATCATCTCGTGCATGCCAATGGTCAGAACGCGTTCTTCGTGCGACGCGATTTGTTCGACAATGCCGATGAGTTCAAGTACAAGAAGCGATGGCGCCCCAGCAAGGCCAACCATCCGCCGGACAAGCTCCAACGCAAATTCGTTGAGGTATGAGATATGCCGATTACCCCGCATAAAGGCGAGAGTCAAAGCGACTTCATGGCGCGCTGCATGCATGAGCTGTCTTCGGCAGGCGCCACGGCGCGCCCACAGGACCAAAAGGTTGCCATCTGCATGACGGCATGGCGGGAAGAGCACGGCGGCAAGCCGCCGGCAAAGACTAAGCAGTGCGATCCTCCAGGCGACGACGAGAGCTACAGCGACTTCATGGATCGCTGCGACGAAAGCGGCATGGATGAAGATGCTTGCCAAACGATGTGGGACGAGAATAACGGCGGCAGCGGCATGGTGCGCACCGTTGACGCCAAGGGCGTTCATTACCGCACCATGCCGCGCGCGCAGTTTGATGGCATGGACTTCATCTTGTCCGATGCCACTCCGGACCGCTTTGACGATGTAATCAAGCCGGAGGGCTGGGACCTCGACACGTTCAAGCGAAATCCCATCAGCTTGTTCAACCACAACAAGGACTTCGTGGTCGGTACTTGGCAGCAGTTGCGGGTTCAGGATGGCGCGCTACAAGGGCGCTTGAAGTTCGCCCCGGAAGGCACAAGCCCTCGCATCGATGAGATCCGCAAACTGGTCGAGGCGGGCATTCTGCGCGCGGTGTCCGTCGGCTTTCGTCCCATCGCGAGCGAGCCGCGCAAGGAGTCAAAGACCGGCGGCATCACCTACTTGAGGAGCGAGCTGGTCGAGTGCTCCGTGGTCGCGGTGCCTGCCAACCCCAATGCCTTGGCCATTGCCAAGAGTCTAAACCTTTCCGACGACACGCTGCAGCTGGTGTTTGCCGAGCATGGCAAGAGGGCACCTTCAGTGGCGCATCGCGGCACAACTGGCGAGCATGCCAAAACATCTGCTAAGACGAAAGGAGGGGCTAAGATGTCTGGCCCCATTGCTACCCGTATCAAGGATACGGAGACCAGGATCGTCAAGTTGAAGGACGAGCTGGCTGCTCATCTCGAGAAAGTCGACGATGAGAACCCGGACGAGGCGGCATCGGTCATCACCGATGAGCTTACGGCGAAGATCGACGCCCAGGAGAAGATGCGCGACAGTCTCAAGAAGGCTGAGGCGCACATCATGGCTTCGATCGAGAAGACTTCGCCTCCGCCGGAGTCGCCGGCACCGGCGGTTAAGGAGCGTGCCGTCACGCACTTCAGTGACGGTAGCTCAAGCGCGCTGGAAGTCAACAGCAACCGGCCGTTTGCTATCCCTGCCAAGAAGATGCGACCGAGCGATTACCTTTGGCGGTCGCTCGTCGTGCAGTATAAGCACTACGTCGAGCGCGGTCGCCGCTCGATGAACGAGATCATGGTCGACTGCTACGGTGAGGACGTCACCACCAAGACGGTGATGGACATCGTCACCCGCGCGGCTTCGGCTCCGGCCATGACCACGGTCTCCGGTTGGGCATCGAACCTCACCCAGATCGTGACTGGAGATCTGATCGAGGCGCTGATTCCGGCGAGCATCTTGCCGCGCTTGGCGTCAATGGGAACGACTTATAGTTTCGGTCGCAACCATCAGATCAACTTGCCGGCGCGAACCGGGCTCAATCTCGGTGGCGGGTTCATCGCGGAAGGCAATCCCATCCCTGTGAAGCAGGGCGCCTTCACGACGGTTAGCCTGACTCCTAAGAAGCTCGGAGTCATCTCGACGATGACTCGGGAAATGAGTGAGTACTCATTGCCCGCGATAGAAGGCATCATCCGGGATGGCATCATACAGGACACAGGTGTGGCTCTGGATACAGTCCTGATGGACAACAACGCGGCGACGACGATCAGGCCGGAAGGTCTGCAGCACGTCGGCGGCGCGGCGCTTGGTCCTACGGCGGGCGGCGGTCTTCCCGCCTTCACCGGCGACCTGCGGCTCATGGTGTCCGACGTGATCACGACCACGTCCGGCAACATCAGAAAGCCGGTCTGGATCATCAATCCTGGCGACGTGCTTGCCGCCGGGTTGACTCAGGCGACTGCCACCGGCGACTTCCCGTTCAGGGACGAGCTAGCCCGCGGCACGCTGCTTGGCTATCCGATCATCCAGTCTACGACCGGCACGAACGACACGATGTATCTGATGGACGCCGCTGACTTCGCGACGGCTCTTGGTACTCCTACGTTCGATGTGAGCGACGTTGCCACGCTCCACATGGAAGACACCACGCCAGCGCAGATCGTGTCTGGCACGGGTCCGACGGTGGCGACGCCGGTTCGGTCGCTCTTCCAGACCGATTCAATCGGCATCAGGTTGGTGTGGCCATTGGATTGGGCGGTCAGGCGAACGAACGTCGTGGCGTGGATCACCACGCTGTCTTGGAACTAACAAGCAAGATGGGCGTGCCGCGAATTCCACTGGTAACTAATTGGAAGATTCCGGCACGCTCATTGATGCCAGAGCGAGACGGCTGCGCGCTGATCGAGCTAGCCAGCATCGTGCAGCCAAAGATAGTGATCGAATTCGGAGTCAATGAGGGTCGCACCGCCAATTCGTTCTTGAATAACGTTCCGAGCATCGTTCGCTATGTCGGCGTCGACGCGATGCCAGGACATACTATGGAGATCCAGGATGTCGCCGTGCCGCTGCATCCCGGCGGTGACGTCTCGGATCCGCGCTTTGAGTTGATCGTCCGGCCGCATGGAACGCTCGATCTCAAGCCTCAAGATCTGCCGCGCGCAGACTTGATCTTCATCGACGGCGATCATGGCCGCAATGTCTGCATGCATGACAGTTGGTTGGCTTATGATCTGGTGAATGCCGGTGGCATCGTCATTTGGCACGACTACGGCGGTGATGCCGTAACGGTCACTTCCGTTATTGACGAGTTGCATGCCGACGGCTGGAACATCTTGGCCTTCGAGAACAGCTTGATCGCCTTTGAACGTTTTATGGAAGGAGAATGCAATGACTGACGACACGACCGTGCATCCGACCACCGAGGAGCTTCGCGCCGCCGCCGGTGTAGAAGAAGTCAATGGACAACTTGTCACGAAGTCAAAGGCGGGACATCTTCGCTCGCGCCTGAGCGAAGCCGCCAAGCCGGACGATGGCGTGGTTCATCCGACCACTGACGAGGTGCGCAAGGCGACGGGGTTTAAGGAAGTAGCCGGCTTTCTCGTTCCTGAGTCGCAGGCCGAGGAGCACGCGCAGCTGCTTCAATCGCAGGCTACGATGCCCGCTCCGCTCGGGTCGCCGGCTGCGAATCCAGCGGTGGCGAGAGTGGCTGAGGCTGCTCCCAATCCTGCGCAATATCGCACTCGACGCACCAAGGCCGACAGCGAATGAGCCTATGGTCTAGGGCGCGTAGCTTATTGACGCGTGCCGAAGGAGACTATCGGCCGGGGCCTTATCTGTTGCCGTTGGGTGGCTGGTTGCCGGCTAATTCTCCCTTGAATTATTGGCAGCTCGGCCGCAACATCGAGAGCTTCGACACCAATGCCTTGGTAGAGGCTTGCATCAGCGCCTATAGCCAGACCACGGCGATGACGCAGCCGGACCATTGGCGAGCGACCGGCAACGGCGGCCGCGAGCGAGTGACGACTTCGGCATTGTCGCGGGTTTTGCGCAATCCCAACGCCTACCAGACCATCAGTGACTTCTTGCTCAATGCCGTGCGAAGCCTCTACTTGAACGGCAATGCTTATGCCTTGGCGATTCGCAACAGTCGCTATGAGATCGTCGAGCTGCATCTGATGAACGCGCGCAGCTGCAATGCCATGGTCGCGGAGACCGGTGAGATCTTCTATAGTCTCGCCGGCAATGAGGTCATCGACTGGCAGCTTGCCAGCGGCAAGGGTGATTACAACGCGACCGCTGGTCGCCTGATGGTCCCGGCGCGCGATGTGCTGCACATTCGCCTGCATACTAGTCGCAGAACCTTGCTTGGTGAGACGCCATTGCAGGCGGCCTTGCGTGACATCGCCTTTGCCGATGCGGCCCAGGAGCAGCAGGTCGCCTATTACCTCAATCAGTCGCGGCCTAGCATGGTGCTGATGACGGACCAGGTGCTGGACAAGGATCAAGTACAGCACCTGCGGGATCGCTGGAACGAGCAGTCTCGCGGCTTGGCCGCGGGCGGCACGCCGATCTTGACTGCTGGCCTAAAGGCGGTGCCGATCGGCAATCAAGGCTTGGCCAAGGACGCCGACTTGGCCAAGTTGCTGGAGATGTCGGCGGAACACATTGCGCTGGTCTTTCGCATTCCAATGCCGATCCTCGGCATTGGCGCAACGGCAACCGGCCCGACTGAAGTATTGATGCAGAGCTGGATTGCCTCCGGACTTGGCTTTTGCCTCAACCATGTCGAAGAAGCCTTTGATCATCTCTACGAGCTCGATGGCGTGCCGGATGAATACGTGGAGTGCGACACCTCCGTCTTATTGCGCAGCGCCTTCAAGGAGCGGGTCGAAGGATATGCTCGTGGCGTTCAGACCGGCATTTGGGCTCCCAATGAGGCTCGCGACGCATTTGACTTGCCAAAAGTTGCAGACGGTGATGATCCACGCGTGCAGCAGCAGCAAGTCCCATTGAACTGGCCCGGTTTTGCTGCGCCACCGCAACCGCCGAAGATGCCGCCGCCGACCGCACCGGCATTGCCACAGCGTGCGGTAGAGGAAATTTCACCGCATGACAGTAACCAACTACGGCGAAGATTCCGCTCATCAGCGGCCCACAACTACGCGCGCGACGACCGACTCACCATTTGAGATTCTGGCCGACGAGCTCGGAATTGTTGCTGCTCGCATTGAGCGTGAAGCCGTCTTGAAGATCAAGAGCTTGATCGCTGACATCGAGCGGGTCGACGCGCAGCGCGAGCTTCGCTTGGTGCGCCTGGAGCAAGCCATCACTGCTAGACTTGCTGCGGTGCGCGATGGTAAAGACGGCAAGGACGGTGAGATTGGCCCAGTCGGTCCTCAAGGCCCATGCGGACTAGTAGGACCACAGGGATTCAAGGGAGATCAGGGAGAGCGTGGAGAGGTTGGAGATCCAGGCTCTGATGGAGGCGCAGGTCCGCAGGGAGTTGCCGGTCCGACCGGGCCTTCTGGTCCGCAAGGTGATGCAGGTCCTTCCGGAGAAGTAGGTGAGAAGGGCCTTCAAGGCACTCCTGGCCGATCGGTCATAGGTCCTCCGGGGCTGCGAGGAGATCCTGGTAAGCCTGGTCCTTCCGGAGCTAGAGGGCCTCCTGGATCTGATGGCAGCCCCGGAGAGCGTGGCGAGAAGGGGGACGTGGGGGATACAGGCCCTCAGGGGCTTGAGGGCCCTCGTGGGCCTCCTGGCGAGATTGGACTAAAGGGGGAACAAGGGCCTTCGGGACCGCGCGGAGAAGCTGGCCCCGCAGGTGCGCAAGGCGAGCGGGGAGAGAAGGGCGACCAAGGCGACCAAGGCGACCAAGGCGATCAAGGCGAGCGGGGAGAGGCTGGCGAGCGGGGGGAAATGGGCGAGCGTGGCGAGCGTGGCGAGCAAGGCATTTCTGGCGACACCGTGGTCGGACCGCAAGGTGAGCGTGGCGAGCGAGGGGAGAAGGGCGAAGCTGGCAAGTCGGGCGAGATTGGTCCGCGAGGTGCTCAAGGAGAACGCGGCGAGCCTGGAGTAATTGGTCCGCAAGGCGATCAAGGAAGACAGGGAGAGTCTGGTGAGCGAGGTCCTGAGGGACCTCCCGGTAAATTGCCGTTGATCAAAGCTTGGATCGAAGGAGTTCATTATGAGGGCGACGTCGTTTCGCATAAAGGCTCAACGTATCAAGCAAGCTGCGACACTGCCCATATTCCCGGCACGCACGGCGACTGGGTCGCCATCGCGCTCGGCGGCAGAGATGGCAAGGACGGCGCCGACGGACGCAGCTTTGAAATCCGTGATACCTACGATCCAAACGGTCTATACCGCAAACTGGATGTCGTCACCCTTAACTCAACATGGTTCGTCGCCAAGTCAGACGAGCCAGGTCGTTGCCCCGGCCCTGGGTGGAAGGCCGGCCCGACAGCATCTCGCGGCAAGTCAGGCGAACGGGGTCCCGTCGGTCCCGCTGGCCCACCCGGTCTACCGGGCGCGCCCGGCCGCGATATCGTGGACTGGGAGATCGATGTCCACAATTACATCGCCATCCCGATCATGAGCGACGGCCATCGCGGCAAGCCGCTTAACCTCCGCGGCTTCTACGAGCAATTTCAGATCGAGACTGGCTGATGCAGATCTTCTACACCGTGCTGGAGCCTGCGCAAGAAATCGCCTTGGTGACTCTCTATGAAGTAAAGATCGCTCTTGGAGTCTTAGGAGACACCAAGGACGACCAGCTCGATCTGTTCATAAATTGGGCCTCTGACGAGATAGCGGTGTCATGCAATCGCGTCCTTGCGCGGGAAAAAGTCAAGGAAGAATTCCGTGACATCAACAATCAGCAAAATCGCATCTATCTGACGCATTGGCCGGATGTAGACGTTGAGAGCGTCAGCGACAGCGGCAATCCATTGACGCCCGATCAATATGAGGTTGACATCGACTATGGCATCATAAGACTGCGCTCCGGCTTCTGGGCCGAGCCTAGCGTCGTCTATACCGGCGGCTATGACTTGCCGGCGGATGCGCCGATGGCCTTGCGACAGGCCGCGCACCTATTGACCAAGGACGCCTACTACGCTGCGCTACGCGGCGACCAGACCGTGCGAGGACTTTCTCACAAGGAGAGTCGCGTGATGTACTTCCCGCCGCCGGGATTGACCGGAGCCGTAAGAACAGGCACCGCAAGCACGCCGAGCCGCCGCGCAGTTGACGATCTCATCAGCGCCTTCCAGAGGCAATACATCTAAGATGCCCCTGGACATTGTCGTCGACACCGGTGACCTGGACAAGATCGTTGAGGCCATGGAGAAGAAGGGCGCGGACTTCGCCGCGAGCATAACAAGTGGAGTCAAGCGCCGCTTTGAGTTTGACAGGCGGCAGGGCATGGCGCGCTTTCATGCGATCAAGCGTCGCAAGTCAGGCGCGAAGCGCTTTGCCGCACCGCGGCCGGCGATACCTGAAGCCGTGCAGATACCAGAGTCGTTCGCCGCCAAGTTTGTAGACACCTTCTTCAAGGGGGCATTTTGATGCCTATTGACTTTTCGTCAAACGTATACGCGCCGAACTACGCGGTGTTCTCTCGGCAGATCACCATCGACCCTCTTGTCAGCCAGCCTGGCCATCAGGCCTATCTTGCGCGCGGCATCTACAACACCGTGGCCATCGACGTCATGGCGCTCGATGGCTCGATCGTGTCGGAACAGAGGACCATTCTTGACATCCTCGACGCCGACTTTTCCGTGATGCCGGTGCAGCATGATCGCGTCATAATTCCTGCCGATGGCACCATTCCGCCACTCGGAGACTTTGAGATCACGGATACTAAGTCTAACGGCGGCGGCGAGACCACGCTCGACATTCGCAAGATCATGCAAACGCAGCCATGACAGACGCTGTTCTACGGCCATTCAGGCGCCAGGTCTACGCGCATCCTAAGTTTCCGCGGGTCGATCAGACTAGCCATTCCTACGCAATGCTGCTGCGCGACAGCATGGTTACGAGACTGCAGGCTAACAAATTCTTTAATAACTTTCATTTTGTACGCACTAAGAATTATCCGGTTCAGGCGCAAGACGTGCCGCATTGCGGCGTGTTCTTCGTCGATGAGTCGCTGTCTGGCGATGGAGACATCGATGCAGGTGAGATACGCTTCTCGAGCCTGGTGACAATTGGATTCTCGATCATCGTTCAGAACAATGATCCGGAGCAGGCCGAGGAGACGCTTGATTATGCTTGGCAGGCGTTGACCGGAGAGCTGCTGTGCGATCCTACGCTCTATAACAATCAAATATTCAAGGTTCAAGGTTATCGCGGTGGCAAGCGACTGCATGTCTTTGGTGCCGTCGGCAAGGATAATGAACGGCCGATTGCAGAGCTTCAATTCACCTTGATGTGCGATCTTGGCGCAATAACCTTCGAGCCTAGAGTTCCAGACATCTTCGAGACCATGCACATGCGGACCGTCTATCCAGACGATGATCCAAACCGCCAGCAAATCATCTCAGAATATGACGTGGAGCAAAACAAATGATAGTCTATCCAGTCAACGAAGACGTGCGAAAGAAGATCAAGCATCCGAACGGCATCGGCTTCCGCGACACGTTGGACCAGGGCGTCGACTGGCCCAATGACAGCTTCACGCAGCGTCGCTTGGCGGGCGGCACCGTCGTGCTTGAGAAATTGGGATCGCGTGCAGCGCAGAAGAAAGAAAGCGAATGACGACACTCGCGCAAATTCTGCATACGGTCTTAGGCTTCGTGGATCCGATGGCGCAGCCGCAGCCGGCCAAGCGCGGCACCGGCTTTGGCACAAGCGGGCCGAT